TATACTTCTACTAAGAATGGAGTTTCTTGTATTTCAACAAGAATAGGGTCAACAGGTGTAGCACCTTGGTTTATTTCCATAGTCCCGCACTGACCAATATATGGACCATAATATATACCATCGTTTGGTACCTCAATAGTGTTAAGCCCTCCAAAATCATCTATATAATTTAACAGTATAGGATATGGAGCACTTGGAGAAACATTTATAAAGTACTCACACAAGTCTCCTCCTCCTCCTCCAAAATCAAGACCTAATACCTCTACGCCATTAGGGATAGTTACAGGGAATACAACCTCAGTGTAAGACCCTTGTGCTGAACTTACAATTGCATTGTTAATGTTGTCAATTAATTGTTGGTTAGCATTAACACATGAAAGAGGAATTCCTTCAAATCCCGTTCCAAGTATAATAAGATTGCTATCTACTAATGTTGGAATAAACAATTGTATTGTTGGGAATAATAAAACACCATTATTAGTTGTTTCTATAGATATATACTTTGTCATAATTTTTATTTTTAATAAGTTAATAATTAACGAGGACCATCAAACACAAGTTCAATAACTTCTGCTCCATTAGGCAAACTAACAGTAGACACCACCTTTGTGTGTGCGGTCTGTGCTGCCTTAACTAATGCATTTTGTATGCTGTAAACAATCTCTTGCTCATCACCACTTACAACTAATCCAAGTTGGAAATTTGTATTTGTAAGCAAAACAAAGCCTGAGCCAATTTCAGGAGTAAAACAAAAAAGTCCCTCTCCAATGCCTATTACTGCATCTCCATTGTTAGTGGTCGGTATAGATAAATATTTTTTCATAATATATTTTTTAAAGTTCAACGCAAAGATACACAAAAAAAAAGAGGAGTTTTAAACCCCTCTTCTTACATTAATTACATCTGTTTTTTAAACAGATGTAATGATTACACCTGTTTTTCTAAGAATGCTAATATCTCTACTCCATCATCAGACTGAAACCAATCCGCAAGATACTGATACGGGTCTACTCCAAATGGGATAGTAGTCAATCGCTTCTTGTTGTTTTCTAAATTAAAATATACCTCTCGCTGCTTGTTTCTAAATGTGATAAGCTTATTGTCAAAAAACTGTTGTACAGTTGACTGCAATTTTAACTTAGGGTCAGATATTATATTTAAGAATGTTGTAGGATTCTGTCTTGCAAATATCAATACATCTCTCTTTAATTCAGCAGTTGTTATCTTAGATACGTCTTTATTGAATACTACACGAGCAATATTCTCAAGCTGTTCTATGCTAAGAGACTTAGCTTGAATCAATGCATCAACCTCTGTGTTAAGCTTTTCTACTTCAGTTTCAGCATCTTTACCATAGTCAACTTCTACAAACTTCTTCCCATTCAATGGATGATAGTGTAAGAACTCTTGAAGTATAGGATTGGTCTTAGGTACCCTAAGCATACCATCTTCAAATATAATAGGAGTGACAACGACATTGCCATCTTGTTCATCTTCAAAGCAACTCTTTTGATTTATAGAATATCGCAATGCTCTATTAACTCCTTGCTCTTCATCAAAGTATAGAAGTGCTGCATTACGAGAGCTTCTTGATGGGATAATGCAGGACAGTGGTGCCCTGTTTCTTGTGAGTTTATATACTCTGTCTTTTAATTCTGATTTCATTTTAATTTCATTTTAATTTAAAAATATAAAAAGGTTTGGGAGTGCCACGCATGACACTCCCGTCCCTTATTTCAATATTAATCTTCGAATAATACGAAGTTGTTAGCACCTAAAGTACAAACAGCTCTCTCAGAAAGGAAGTGTACTTCCATTGCATCAAGGTCGCTGTTCATAGCTCCACCTGCTGAACCTGTAATCCAAGTCTTGTAACGTCTGTCTTCAGTCTCAGACGCTCGGTAACGAACGTGTAAGAATGGACGCTTAGCGTTCTTTCCTAAGATTTGGTCATACACAGATGTTGAACCTGCAGGAACCAATAGACCGTTAATAGAACCTGAGCCACCAACACCTACTGCACCAAGGGCTAAACCTCCACGCATAGTTGGGTCGTTCAAGTATTTCCAATCAGTCTTGTAGAAGTCATATCCTCTACGGAATCCTGTGAATCCTAAGTTCAATGCCATCTCTTTGTCATTGTCGAACAATCCGTAAGATGTTCCACCTGCACCGTAAGAGTTTTGAGCAGCTAACATATCGTCAATTGCAAATCCAAAATCTCTATCTAAGAAGATAACATTCTCTTCGATTGCACCCTGTGCATCAAGACGACCAACGATAGTGTCGAAGTCAGCTAAGTTAGCAGGAACTCCACCTGTCCATAGGTTGCCTCGTGTGCCTACAGTAAAGAAGATTCCTTCAGAACCTTTGTTACCATATGTAGGGTTGATTGCTGCAGTAGCTGCACCTGAACCTACTTCTGCAGGAACTGCCTCTACCATTGCAGTCTCTAAGTAGTCATCGAAACGTAGACGAGTCTCGTGCTCAGACTTCATATACCAAAGGTATCCTGTAGCACCGTTCTCAGTGGTTACCTCAACCCATCCGATTTGAGCCATGTCAGAACCTGACACTGAATACTTGTCTTTGATGATGATTGGAGAATTTTCAAAGATTAGGTCATCAGACTCTAAAGAGCCTTCCATACCTGAAGTACCTTTTCTAAATTCAGAACCATAGATGAATACAGTAACGTCTGCATTTCCAACACCTGTACCTGCTGTAACAAGTCCACCTGCCTCATAGAAAGCAACTGTGAATGTTACAGGAGACGCTGTCAAGTCAACATCTGTAACGATACCTTTGTTTTCACCTGTACCATTATTTTGATGTACTACAACAGTCTGACCTTCTCGCAATGCAATACCGCTTGTAGCACTAAAAGCATTCGCTGTACTATTTGCTGCATTAGGGTCATCGTTTACTTGAAATACTGCCTCATCGTCACCTGCTGCTGCAGCTGTACCCACGTTTGTATATTTAACGTGAAGTCGTCCCTGCTCAGCCCACTTGATAAGGTCTGAATTGGAAGGCATCTCTGCGCCTACCATTCTTAAAAATGAACTAATTGTTCTGTTTCCGTAACGCTCGAATTCTTTTTCATATGTATCAGGAAGATACTGATTCAAGAAATCGAAGTTTGTAATGTAATTTGTTGCCAACGGCACTTGTTGTGCGGATGGCTGTAGGTCGAAACCCGGTCCTGTAAATGGCATAATTTCTAATTTTTAAATGTTTTAAATCTTTTTACTTTTTACTCTTAATTGTTAAGCCTTTACTGCTTGGTGCAGATATAGACCTAATTTGCAATCCATCCTTACGACTTGATACCTGAGGTGTAACACGCTCTGTCATGTCAATGTTTTTCATCTTGCGTGTAACATTCTCAGTTGCATCAGCTTTGCCTTGCTCATAAAAGAACGAAGCAAATTTGTTTGGATTCATTGCTACAGCTAACGCTCTGTGATAACCTTCAGCATCGCTAAGCATCCCTGTGTCCGCATCAATATACTTCTTAACGAAGCCTTGATAGTCCATGTGCTGCTCTTTGATTCTCTCAGCTTCACCCGGCTTAAAAGTAAAAGTGTTGTCTCCAATCTTGAAATCAAAACCTTTGAAATCATTAAAGACTTCGTCTGTCTTTTGGACAAACCAATCTCTTTTTCTTTTAATTTCCTCTTGAGCTGTATTAGCTTCTGCTAAATATCGCTTATACTCCTCAAACTCTTGAAGCTCTTCATTGGGGATTCCAACCGTACTTGACTCAAGTGGCTGCTTGTACATCTCCTTTTGCTCTTCAAAAAAGCTTTTAGCCTTAGCGACAGCTTTTTTCTTTTTTAACTTAATTTTCTTTATATCCTTTTCTTCGTCTAAGTCTTCATCATATCTATAGTCATCTAATATAATGTCTACATCATCTGAATCAATAGCCTCACCTGAAGCAATAAGATACTCAGATAATAGTTCGTCTTCGTCCATAGAAGAGAAATCTCTGTTTAGTTTTACGTAATCTTCAATCCCTCTACCTGTGGTCTTCTTATATTCAAAATAACCTTTTACATCTTCAGGCAACTCTTCATTAGTCTCTCTCTGTTCGAATAGTTGGTCTATAGATGAAATGTCTTTCTCATATCTATTCCTAATAAATGAAAGAACGTCTTCTTCTCTTAATCCTTCTGTGGAAACTTCAGTCTCAACATTTGTTTCAACTTGTTCGCCACTTTGTTCAGTAATATGCTCAGTAGTATCAGTGTCATTATTCTTTTCTTCATGTGTTTTTAATAATTCACTTTCTATCTCCTGAACAGACTTCTGCTCACCTCCACTAATTTCTCTTACTTTAAATTCCATTTGATTAATTTTTTACAAAGTTAATAGTTTTTTTAATTATATTTTTTTACATTATCGAGGAGAGAACTCAGCCAAATCAAATCCATCTAAGCTATCTTCATTAGACTCAAAGTTTAATGGAGGTAGATTATTCTTTCTTTGATTGATTAACTTGCTCTGCTCTGTATTCTGCTGACTTATTCTCTTAGCCTTTGCATCCTCACGCTCAGTCTCTCTCGCCTGTAGTGATGTCTCTCTAAGATTATAAAGCTGCATATTATAGTCAAACTCTTCTTTCATTAGCAATGACTTGAGCTTAGCTTCATTGTTCATCTTCTCAATTTCAAATGCAGCCTTAGCCTGCTCGATTTGCATCTTGCTCTGAGACTCCAACTGTATCTTTTGTGCAGCTACTTGTGCAGCCATCTGTTGGGATTGCATATTTATTTGGCTTTGCATTGCCTGCTGCTGCATAGCCATCTGCTCTTCTCTCTCCTGCTTCTGCTTACGTTTTAATTTAAGCAACTGATTGGCAAGCTTGATATTCTTAAGCTCTCTGATGTCTATCGCATCCTCAAGATTAATATCTCCCTTAGATAAAGCCATCTGAACATTCTGCTCAAGCTGAGCTTTCTGCTCTTCGTCAGGTGACACCTCTATAAATATTCCAAAGTCATATAAATATAAGTCACTTATCTCGTTGAGGATAGACACATTATACTTTCCAATCTTATTTGCAAAGTCATCTTTGAAGTCAGCATACTCAAGTATGTCTGCAATACGATATGTTAATGCCTCTGAAACAGACCTATACACATATAGACTTCCATCAAGTACGTGTCGGGTCGCTACATTTGAATTTAATGCAGCAAGCTTCTGTAGCCCTACCAATGAGTTAGGGTCAATATCGCTTCCGTCTCTTGCCT